GTGCGTCCATTTTTACTCCTATTTAATTGGTGGCTGTGCGTTTGGGACCGGGGCTTGTGCGGGAGGCGGTGCTTGGATATTTCCTTGAGCATCAATTCTAGGCGCAACAGCCGTCATGCCATTGCCACCCGGAGGCATCCCGCCAGGCATCATGGTGTTTTGACCCATCGGCATTTGCCCAGAGGTAAGCTGCTGTTCCATCTTATTTGCCATGATCTCAGACATCTGCTGTTGCTGAGCGATCTCAGGATTCTGGATATTGATCAAGGCTTGCAGATGCCAGTTCATGACCCACATGAAGAAGTCTTTCTTCGGTTGATCAAGCTCTTGATACTTGTCACCCTTCCGATATCGATTCATTTTACGAAGGTGGAAAGAGTGATTATCAAACTCATTTAGATTCTGCTTAACACCGATCTCATCACCCTCTTCAATCTGAGAGATGACTTTATTCACTTGCGCCTCATCCAAGGCCTGATCTTTCCACATATCGGCTTCATCGCCGTATTCCATCATCTCAAGCACCTTGGCCAGAGTCTCAGGATCTTGAGGGCTTCCCAGAAGTCCCATTTGGAATGCGTTCAAAAGATCTTGGCGACGAAGGACTTTAGACTGAGGGATCGTGGAACCAGGGACGACGATGACGTCATAATTTCCATTGAGCTCTTGGCCTTTGAAGGACTTAACCGTATAGGCTAGGCCCTCGCCAGCGGTCTTAAGCATACGAGGCATCTCATAAAACTTACCGACGTATTTAAGGATGGCAGAGCCAAGCTTTGAATAAGCGATCTCGTTTCGTGTGGTCTGAACCCCGATGCGGGTTTGATCCTGCTCTTGCAAGAAGGCCATACCAGCAGCAGGGATCGAGGCAGAAGGTAAAACCCCGCGCGACACCTCATTGATCCCTGAGATCTGATCGAATTCCCCATCCATTGTCTCAATTTCTTTGTAGACATACTGAGGGATCATTGGGATTTGCATGGCCTGAGGGGGCGGGGCGTTCGGTACAGCATTGTACATGAGAACTTCGCCAGACTCGTTGTTGATCGACTCTTGGCCTAAATTATGTTGTTTGGCAGCAATGTATTTGCCAGCCAACATCTTTTGGACCCAGTCGGCACACTTCGTTCGGGCGATATTGTATTGATCTTGAATGGGACGAAGATGGGTGATGACGGCTTCAGAGTTATACCGCCCACCGATCATGATATCATCTAGCTTCACAAGGTCGTATTCACCGATAGGAAGCTCTTTATCTTCCAAGAGGATGCCAGAGGCACATGAGACCATTCGTCCATTGGGATGCTCTTTAGAGCGCTTCTCGTAATAAACAAGCTCAATGGCAGAGTTTGTCATCTGCTCTTGAGTGGAGGCGCCAGCAACGCCCACTGAGCTCATGGCATTTGCCTTCATGTCATAGATGGAAGAAAGAAGCCAAGTTCCCTCTTCTTTGACGGCATCTCCACGCTCAGGATATCTTTCACGAAAGTAATCAAGCTTTCTGACTTTGGCCTTAACAATGAACTGGCAGTCAGGGATTGATTTGGCCAAGGGATCAGGAAAGACTTCAAGACAGTTTAGAACCTCAATTCGAACGTCTCCCTCATAACCCAAAAACTCTTCAGTCTCCGGGTCATACATCGGGTCACCAAGTTCCGGGTCCCAAGTCGCCTGCAAATAGGAGTGACCTCCTTGCATCGCAGACATCAAGGCGTCTTGGATCTTCTCCTGCATCCTTTGCTTGTCAAAGACATCCCGGATGATCTCGACCCCGAGTCTAGCGCAGTCTTTATCATTCGACTCGTTTGAATTGGGTCTAACATCAAACCGGGGAGGACTCTGAGTAAGGCGAGAGAGCCTGTTCTGAATGGTTGGTAAGACCTTATTGACTCGAAACCGACCGCGAGTCAGCTTCCTTTTGGGATCAATATTCTTAAATTGTCTGTAAGTGGAATCAAAATAGACCCCATCAAAGCCCATCAGATAGGCAACGTTGGTGAGGTAAATGCCCTCCAGAGCAATCCTTGAATTGTTCTGGCGACAGTCGTCCACTTTCTTGCGGACGTACTCAACAAGCTTTTTCTCATCCAGAGGTTGATCAGACGCCGACTTGATTGGTTCAAGGGGCGTCTTTTTATCCTTGTCTGCAGTAGCGTCGCCACCGCCAGACATGGCCTTCCGAATTTGGTCAAAAATGCTCAAACTTCGCTCCTTGAAGTTTGGACTTCTTACCGTCCGTGGTTATTTCAGCATTCCGTTTAGCTCTTGGAGTACGTCCGCATGTTCCGTTTCCTCATCCGATGGCAGCACAAATCCTTTGGCTTCCACTTTGGCTGAGACGTTTGCTTGGACCCATTCAGCGTAGTTTCGGCTCATGAGCTTGTCAACGAGCAGATGTGTGAGTTTTCCCCAGAGAAAGATCTGGATCACGTTTAGGACTAAGAGCCCTAGACTGATCCAAGCCAATGCCTCAACGGGGAGCATTCTCAGCCGCCTTACGGCCCATGTAATTGCCGTAATTCTCAGCGCTCATCTTCTCAATCTTCTCAATCTCTTCCCGAGTTCCGACTTTAAAGACCTTTACGCCAGGTTCACCATAGGTCAAATAAGCGGTCTTTGATTTCCGGGCCAGGTGATTGAAAAGGCGCTCGCTGACCTCGATATACTCATGACCCTCCATCTGAGCATTGCCAACGGCAACTCGGAAGTCCTGAGGATCATCAATCACACCCAAGGTCTCCTCTTCAGGAACATCGGGAGCAGTTACCAAATCAGGGACCGTCTTGATCTCACCTAAAGCCTCTGCCGTTTCCAGCGAACTCATCGTTTTCTTAGCCATCTGAATCCTCCTTGTTCTGTAAGTTATGAATGTACCAAGCCTCGTAATCTGGAGATCCTGGCGCCGGGGGCTTAGGCCAACGCTTCTCCTCACTCGGGCTGTAGGCGATATACTCAATAGAAGCAAGTGCATCAATCAAGTCATCATGAGCGCCTCGAGGGAACTGTAACAACTCCATCTCTAGGTCTGTGAGTCCTCTCGCGAGATGGACTCTGTTCCATTCGAAACGTGGGACCATTGATAAGATCCTTGCTTGTTTAGAGCGATCCGTCGGCGGCCTGATACCCTTGACAGGTAAGACCACATTACGACGTCGCATCTCTTCATCCAAGAAGTACAAAAGGGCTTTTTGATAAGCAACTTCCTCAATTCCAATGACCTGCGGTTGAAACTCAGCATTCCAGCGAAAAAGCTCAGAGACAATCTGAGTTGGGCTAAGCCTAAAACGTCTTGCATAGCGGACATACCAGTCACCCTTCGAGTCCAGCGACACAACCACCATGCCGGTGAAATCAGAACCATCTGCCTCAGAAAGAGCAGGATCAACATAAAGAAAGTTGTATAGATTCGAAGGTAATTTCTCATAGTACTGGAACCATTCCTTTTTGAAGGTCTGAAGCTCAGTCGGGATAATCTCGTTCATGTACTGGTTGGCAAAGATATAAGACCCTTGAGTCCTCTTCGCCCGCTCTAAAAACTCATGGCTTAGCTTCTCTGGGAAGAAGAGTTTACCGTCCTCAATCGCCTTCCGGTAAACTACATGCCATTTCATTCAGCACTCGGTTTAATTCGGCGAATTACAACTTCTCCTTGCTCATCCAAACAAACCTCAGCCATCCCAGTTCCCCAAACCAAATGATCCACAAAGACTTGCTCAATCGCGTCCGCATGCTTCGAGAGAATGCTCTCCGCCATCGAATGGCAAAGCTTCCGGAGTTTTCGTTTCTTCAACGCTTTCACTGGATTCCACAGCTTCCAATTCACGCACAATCTCCCATTTCCTTCGATGGCCACCAAAGGTCACGAAGGTTTGCTTGGCCTTTGCCAACTCATAGAACGTCTCATTGGTCAGCTCTGGCATAAGCTTGGAGAGACCCTTCACAAGCTTTGGAATGCTCTCGATGTTGTGAGAGTATTCTTGAGTCTCACCAGCTGCCATGTAAACCGTTTCTTTGAAGGCGATCATTTGACCTTTCTAACCATCTTCATGGTTCGGTCCACAACCTTCTGATTTGCTCTGGGCATCGTGGTTTGATCCACTTCAGCTTGCTTCACCTTTGCTCTCGCTGGCTTAAGCTTGTCGCTGATGATCTTATCTGTGATGGCCTTAAACGTCTTGGATGAGGACATCAAACCACCGTCGCGCCATTGGTGTAACCAGTCGCCAAGCCCACAACCATGGTGGCTCCAGAGGCTGCTAGGTATACGAAGGCAGGCCCTGCCACATTGATGATCTCA